GAGGAAAGCGAACTGTCCTGCCGTATGGAATTTTTGCAGAGCATTACTGAGCTTGAAGCTCGGCTCAAATTGGAGGAGGACGAATAATGGACGCATTGAGATTCATCTTTTCGAGCTTTTGGATTTGGCTCGGATTCACCACGCTGATAGCGGTTGTGCTGCATTATTTGGTGGACGCTCTTATGGCGCTGTGCAAAGGTCGAACCGTCAAGATTCATCGCATTGGGGACGCCTACCAAATCGAGATTGAGAACGCATCTCTTGATGACATCGAGGAAATCATCAAGGCGCGAAAACTCGACACTTTTGAGAAAATCGACCAGCAGTGATTTTTTCGGAATAATTTTCTGAAAATCCTTGACTAAACCACGATAGCGTGGTATAATGAGATAGTAGAAACCAACCACCAACCAAAAGGATGTGAGACGATTGATTAAGAATTATGCACCCCTGCCCTATGACGGTGCCGCCGCTCTCCCGCAGTACGTCACGGATGTGAAGACGTACACACTGGTCGGCGAAGTACCCGGCGGCTATAAAATAACGCTTGCCGAGCTTTCTATCGGCAGCTCTGTGAGCGCGGGAAACCCGCTCACCCACGCTCTGTTCAAGAGCTACACCGACCACGGCGAACAGGCGAAGGTAGTTCGCATGAGAGGAAACGGGCTGGACGGCGAGGTAGCCGCAGTGATGAGCGCCATGCGGCAGGCCGGTGTTGAGTTCAATCCTGCCCTGCCTTCGTCATGTGAGACAATCCTGTACGCGCTGGGCGCTTGGATGCAGGAGCACAACCCGGAGATCGCTGCCGTGACGCTCGTGTCACAAAGCTGTCATTGACTTGTCAGAGGGGCGGTGCTAAGATGGTATTGTGTAAAATTTGTATCACGCACCTGCGCTCGGCATCCGCCCCGGTTCGGATTGTCCTCCTTACGCTCGGATGTCGAGCACCGCCTTGTTATCAGGGCGGCAAGAAACACTTCAGAAAGGTGCTGATACTATGATTTACACAAGCAGATTTTCCAACCCTGAGTTGAAAACTGGGAAGTACGCAGCCATTCGTATTTCCGTCGGAAGCCCTCGCTGGAACGTTGGCTACCCCATTACCGGAGCCATCAGCGAGCTGATGCCGAAAGGCATTTACGGCAAGTACGACAATGACAAGGCAGCGTATGAGGCCGCGTATCGGGCGAGGCTGGATTACTTCGGTGTCCAGCATATCCGCCAGTTGCTTGCGGCCTGCGAACAGCCCGGTAAAGACACGGTGCTCTTGTGCTATGAGGATGTCCGAAAGGGCGAGAGCGACTGGTGCCACCGGACGATGTTTGCGAAGTGGTGGTTCGAGAAGACCGGCGAGGTGATTGCAGAATTGCCCGACCCGTCCACACCTAAAATCTCGAAAGCGAAGATGAAGGCAGCCGCGTCTATGCAGACCTCGCTGTTCTGATTCTCGAAAGCGGCAGGTTCGCCTGCCGTCCATGCGGACTTAGTTCAACGTTAGAACCCACTGCTCCCGGCAGTGAGATGCCTGTTCAACTCAGACAGTCCGCTCCATGCGGATTTAGTTCAACGTCAGAACACACTGCTCCCGGCAGTGAGACGCCTGTTCAACTCAGACAGTCCGCTCCATTTGAATAGACAGGAAAAACCGTCAGTTCAAAGCTGGCGGTTTTTCTTTTGCACAGAGGGAGGAAAGAGAATGTTTCACGGTTCGCTGCCGGACAGTGTTCAGCAAATCATGGGCGACTGCATACGGGATTGGAAATGCACGGACATCTATGTGGGCTGCTCCGGCAACTTCACCATCGAGCGTATGCTGAAAGGCGTAACCAACGCCAGACTACACGGGAACGACGTGACGATCTACTCCTGCCTTCTCGGTCGGTACTTTGCCGGCGCGCCGCTCAACGCGAGGTTCAACGAGAATTACGAAGGCCCGATGGAGTTCATTCAGGAGTACATGAAAACCGACTTGGACATCGTGACGTGCGTGCTGCTGCTGTCCAAGATGAGCACGTACCTTGGCTCTAAGCCCAACCCGTACTACCTCCGCATGATTGAGGCATACAAAGACCAGTGGCCGGCACTGTTCGAGAAGACCCGCTCGAAGTTGGAGAAAGCCGGTCGATTCCTCGACAGCTTCTATGCAGGGGATGTCATCGGTTGGGTCGATGAGGTGCCGAAGGACCAAGGCTTCGTCTGCTACCCGCCGTTTTACTCCGGTGACTACGAGAAGATGTTTAAGGTTATCGAGGGCATCATCGCGTGGGACCCGCCGGAGTACGACCTGATTGACAAAGACAAAATCTTCGAGATGTTCCGCAAGCTGACAGAGCGGGAATATTTCATGTTCGGCACGAACGATGAGTTGGAGGAGTTCTCCGAATACCTGATGGGCATTTCGCAGACCACGAACCGGGGTGTCCCGCTGTACGTCTACTCCAAAGCGCCGAAGTCCCGCATCATCGTCCCGCACCAGCAGGTGGCGAGCTTGCTGGTGGAGCGGCTGGGCAAGGATGAGGACATCGGAAACACCATGAAGATTATGCCGCTGAAAAGCGAAAACTTCCGGGCGCTGCGTTCACAGTACATGAACCCCTACATCAAGCCCGGCAGCGAGACCGCGAGCTTCGGGGTGCTGGTGGACAACAAGCTGATAGGCGTGTATGCGTTTTCTGCATCCCCCACCCTATCGAATTGGGACAAGCACATAGAGACGCCCACAATGTACCTTCTAAGCGACTTTCCCATCGCCCCCACCAAATATAAACGCCTCGCCAAACTCGTGTTATACGCGGCCCTAAGCCGTGAATCAAAGCTATATGCGGAACGCCTAACCAACCACCGCATCCGTTCTCTCGTGACTACGGCCTTCACTAAAAGGCCCGTGAGCATGAAGTATCGTGGGTTGTTCCAGCTCTTGAACAAGAAGCAGCTCCCCGGAGTTGAGGAAGGCGAAACGGATATGTCGAAGATTTACTACAACTCCGGCTACCAGCTCAACTACGGCGCGCCTATGGGCCAGTGGACGTTGGCCGAGGGCTTGGAGCTTTGGAAGAAGAAGCACTCTCAGATTGGTGCTAAGGAGGACGAATGATGAACGTATTCACGCTGGAAATTGACCCGCGAGAAATAAAGCTGCTGGAAACGAACGCTCGGTACATGAAGCATGAGGAGTTCAACCGGCTGGTCGAGAACATCCGCAGGGATGGAAAGCTCACCTCCACCCCGTTCTTGTGCAAGGATGACGATGGCCGCTGGCTGTGCCTGTCTGGAAACCACCGGACGCGGGCGGCGATTGAGGTAGGGTTGCCCACCATCACCTGCCTTGCCACGGATGACCCGTTGAGCAAAGAACAGCGGATTGCCATTCAGCTTTCGCATAATGCGATTGCCGGTCAGGATGACCCCGCCACCCTGAAAGCTCTGTATGAGCAGATTCTGGACACCAGCCTGAAGCAGTACAGCGGATTGGACGACAAGACGCTGGCGCTGCTCGACAAGTTTTCCAGCATCAGCATCTCTGAGGCCAACCTGACGTTCCAGACCCTGTCGCTGGTGTTCCTGCCCGACGAGCTGGACGCCGCGAAGAAAGTCATCGACGAGGCGAAGGACCGAGCCAAATCGTCCAGCGATGTGTGGCTGGCACGCATGGCCGACTATGACGCATGGCTGGATGCTCAGGAAACCGTCAGTGCTGCGTACAACGTCAAGAACGTGGCTACGGCGGTGGAGCTGATTCTGAAAATCTTTCAGCGCAACGTGACCGAGTGCTCGGAGGGCTGGATTGATACGCCGGACAACAAACGGTATGTTCCCATCGAGACCGTGATTGGCAAGACAAAGATACCCGCCGAGGACGCAAAGGTCATCAAGAAAGCATTGGACACGATGGTCGGTTCCGGGCAGCTCGATGCCAAAGCGTTGTACGGCGGTCTCACGCAGCTCTGCCAGCAGTACCTCGACAGCAAATAGGAGGTCTGATTTTTTAGATGGCTAATATCGTGTACAATCCGAAGTTCCACGATGACTGGGCGTGGTCGCTTGCAATTCGTGGTGCGACGGATGCCGAGATCGCCGAAGCCATGCACGTTTCCAGAAAGACGATTTGCTCTTGGAAGAATGAGCATGAATCTTTCGCCAACGCGCTGGCCGAGGGAAAAGAGATTGCTGACAGTAAGATTGAGCGTAGCCTGTACCAGTCAGCGCAGGGCTACTTCGTTGATGAAGAAGAACGCTTGATTGAGGTCAATAAGGACGGCACAACCAAGCTGGGCGACCTGAGAACGAAAAAGCGTTACATCCCACCGAGCACTACGGCCCAGATATTCTGGCTCAAAAACCGAAAGCGCGAACATTGGCGGGATGTTTCTAAAACCGAAGTCACCGGCGCTGATGGAAAGCCGTTGGAGTTCCAGCAGGTGCAGGTGTATCTCCCCGAAAAGGAGGAGGTGGAGTAGCGCGTGGAGAAGGTTGTGTTCCGACCGCAGAAAGGCAAGCAGGAAAGGTTTCTTGCTTGCTCTGCCGACATCTGCATTTACGGCGGGGCTGCGGGCGGCGGTAAGAGCTATGCACTTTTGCTCGAACCGCTACGGCACATCGGCAACAAGCAGTTTGCTGCCGTAACCTTCCGACGCACTAATCCGCAAATCCTCAGCCCCGGCGGTCTTTGGTCCGAGAGCTTCAACATTTACAGCCTGTTAGGTGCTACGCCGAAGCTATCGCCAAAGCCGATGTGGGTGTTCCCGAGCGGTGCCACGATTACGTTCTCGCACTTGGAGATGGAATCGACCAAGTACGACTGGCAAGGCTCACAGATTCCGCTCATAATGTTCGACGAGCTGACGCACTTTTCGGAGAGCGTCTTTTTCTATATGCTGTCCCGTAACCGCTCGATGTGCGGTGTAAAGCCGTATGTCCGGGCCACCTGCAACCCGGACGCTGATAGCTGGGTGGCGAACTTCATTTCGTGGTGGATAGACCAAGACAGCGGCTATCCCATCGAGGAACGATGCGGAAAAATCCGCTGGTTCATCCGCCGCGACGAGAAAGTGTACTGGGCTGACAGGAAGCAAGACCTTTGGGAGCAGTTCAACCTGACTACCGAGGAAGAAAAGGCCGAGCCGCGATCCGTGTCATTCATCAACAGTACGTTGCAGGACAACAAGCTGCTCATGCAGCGCGACCCGTCGTATCTGGCAACCCTGAAGGCCCTGCCCACCGTTGAGCGAGAACGGCTGCTTTATGGCAACTGGAAAATCAAGCAAGCCGCCGGCCTTTACTTCAAGCGGACGCAGGTGCGGAATATGCTGCCCTGCGCTCCGGCTGATGTTGTGTCTTACGTTCGTGCGTGGGACCTTGCAGCATCACCGGAGACCGACAAGGGCGACCCCGCGTACACCGCCGGAGTGCTGATGGGAAAACGCGCCGATGGCAGTTTTGTCATAATAGACGTTATCAACCAGCGGCTGTCTGCCAGCGACGTGAGAGCCTTGATAAAGCTCACCGCCGAGGTAGACAACGCGAAGTACGGGAACGTCCGCGTGCGGCTCCCGCAGGACCCCGGACAGGCAGGAAAGGACCAAGCCCAGAGTTTTGTTCGCCTGCTGTCCGGTTTCAGCGTCCGCACGGAACCAGTCAGCGGCAGCAAGGAATCCCGCGCCGAGCCTGTTGCAGCTCAGTGGCAGGCCGGCAACTTCGATGTGGTCGTAGCCGATTGGAACGAGAGTTATTTTTCCCAGATGGAGAGTTTTCCGGCGAGCAAGTTCAAGGATATGGTGGATGCCACAAGCGACGCCTTCTCTGAGCTGGAACGCAGAACCGGATTCCACTTCTCCTTCTAAGCGAGGTGCAAGATGAGGATTTTTAACATCGAGATTGGGAAGCGCCGGGTTCGTGAGCAGTACACGAACAAGGCCGGCAGCTTCGTCTCACGTTGGAGCAGACCTCCGACATTGAACACAGCCGAATGGCTGAATATGTTCTCGAAAAGCCCCCGGCTTGCCGTCGTGGACAGGATTGCCAGCGACACCGCAAATATCGGGGGCAAATTGCTGCGCGTAGATCGAGACGGGAACGAAACCGAAATCACGCATCACCCGTTTCTGAGTTTCATGGACCAGCCTAACCCGCTTTACGAGATGACCGGCTCGGCCATCTGGCGGCTGCATGAAATCTACCTCTTGCTGGTGGGCGAGAGCTTCTTGCTCATCGAGCGGGATGATGCCGGCAGGCCGATAGAGCTGTGGCCGGTTCCTCCGTACTGGGTAAAAATGACCCCGTACCTCGGAAGTCCGACCTACCAGATTCTCTCCCCGTCTGGCCTGACTATGGACGTGCCGGTGGACGATATGTTCGTGATGAAACAGCTCAACCCGCTCGACCCGTTTCTGCGTGGTCTGGGTGTGGCCGAGAGCATCGCGGATGAGGTAGAGATCGACGAGTACGCCGCGAAATTCCAGAAACGGTTCTTCTACAACGATGCCGAACCGTCCCTTGTGTTCCTGATGCCGGACGCCACACAAGACCAGAGTGATGCGTTCATGGCCCGATGGAACCAGAAGCACCGAGGCGTTGAGAACAGCCACAAGGCTGCGGCTCTCACCGGCACCGTTGATGTCAAGTCGTTCGGGTCAAGCGACACTCGTGAGCTTGGGTTCAATGACAGCCGCGTTGCAATGCGGGACGCTGTGCTGGAACACTTCGGTGTGCCGAGAGAAATCATGGGCATCACCGAAAACAGCAACCGTGCCACCGCAGACGCGGCACAGTACATCTACGCAAAGAACGTGCTCATGCCGCGCATCCGCGCCCGTGAGGAAGCCATCAATAAGCAGCTCCTTCCGATGTTCGGGGATGGGCTGGTGTGGCGGTTTGACCCGGTGGTCCCCTACGACCAAGACTTCAATAAGTCCAAGGCGCTGGACGCCTACAACGCAGGGCTGATTACGAAGAATGAAGCCCGTGAGCTGCTCGACCTGCCTGATACGAAAGGCGGCGATGTGTTCAAGGTATCTATCAATGACCTGTTCCTGACCGAAAGCGATGACCCTGCTGCGGTCACGCAGGCCATGTTCCAAGAGGACACCATCCAGCCGGTAGATATGCCAGATGCAAAAGGCATCAAGTCCCGCCGGCGGGTGAACGTCTCGGCGATGCTGCGGAAAGAAGAACAAGCCGCTCTGAAAAATGAGCGGCGTTTTTTGACCGCCGTGAACCGGCATTTCTCCGACCAGCAGGCCGCCATCACCAAGGCGCTCGGCCTCACGGCCAAGGCAGATGGAGTTGACCCGTTGTTCTCCTCCTTGCAGGAATACCTGCTCCCTGATGGCACGTTCAACCCTGAGCTGTGGGCGGCGCTGTCCGAGGAAGAACAGCGCAGGCTCACAGAGGCCATCGCGTCCGGTTTGCTCAACTGGAAAGACGAGGCACGGAAGCTGATACAGCTCCTCACCCCATGCTGGAAAGCAGCGTATGAGGACGGCGCTACCGTGGCGGAAGATGCCTATGGGTTCGTTGAAATCCAGCGGCCCGAGTTCGTATCCGCCGCTAAGGTCAACGGCGGCAGGCGCGTTGTGGGTATCGAGCAAACCACCAGAGACAATATCGCTCGCATCATCTCGCGTGGCATTTCGGAGGGCAAGGGCCAGCGAGAGTTGAAGAAGGAAATCCAGTCTGAGATGGGCAGCACGGAATCCCGTGCAAAGCTCATCGCCCAGCAGGAGACCTCAACGGCCCTCTCCACCGGCCAGTTTGACATGATGAAGTCGGCTGGCGCTACTACCAAGACGTGGCACCACAGACCACAGAAAAACCCACGTCCCGACCACGCCAGCATGGATGGCGAAACCGTTGGCATCGACCAACGATTCTCCAACGGGCTGCGGTTCCCGCGTGACCCGGAGGACGGACGTGCCGAACAGCTTATTAACTGCCGGTGTTATCTCACCTATGGCGGTTTTTAAGATAAGCCCCAAACTCTGAGGAAAGGAGGTAAATCCGTATGGCAAAAATGGGTAGACGTACTTCTGCCCGTGAGCAGAAGTCGGACAGCCCGACACACGAGCACAAATCGTTCGTGTTCCAGTTGGAAGACGCGAACGAGGAAAGCGGAGAGTTCTCAGGCTACGCCGCCGTTTTCGGCAATGTCGATAGCGGAAGGGACGTAATCGAAAGAGGCGCGTTCTCCAAAACCATCAGGGAGGATTTTGACCGCATCAAGATTCTATCGCAGCACAATGACTGCGACCTGCCAATCGGCAAACCGCTCGAACTGCGTGAAGATGAAAAAGGTCTCTATATCCGGGGCAAAATCAGCGACACGCAGAGAGGGCGGGACATCAAGACGCTGTTGAAAGACGGTGTTTTGAATGAAATGTCTATCGGCTACGATGCGATTGACGCTGACTATGATGAGGAGAACGGCATCCGGCACTTGAAGGAAATCAAGCTGTGGGAGGTCTCCATTGTCACATGGGCAATGAACGACCAAGCCAAGATTGATGAGGTCAAGTCGCTTGCTGAGGAGCTTCGGTTTGAGGCAAAAGCTGGTAAGATTACCCGCTCTCGGCTCAATGCTCTGAAGCCCTTTATTGCAGTTGTCCGTGAGCTGGTCGATATTCTCAGCCCGCTGATGGAACCCGCAGCCCACCCTGACGATGAGGGTGATGGCGGCAATCCGCAACCCCCGAAGAAACCCCAGCCTCCGAAGAAGCCGAAGCAGGCTTCTAAGAAGGCCAAACAGTCCGACATCATTTTTGAGATTGTCCCCTAAAACTATCAGGAGGTAAAGAAATCATGAAACTGACCCAAGAACAGCTCGCCAAGCTGATTGCAAAGGTGTTCTCCAATCTGACCGCCAAGTTTGCTGAGGCTGGCAAGAACGTGAACGACATCACCACCGATGACATTCTCGCTGAACTCACCGCCGTGCTGGATGAGATGAACGCCGCCGGTGAAGGTGAGGGCGAAGGCGCTCCCGCCGGTGAAGGCGAGGGCAAGGGCGAAGGCGAAGGTGCTCCCACCGGTGAGGGCGAGGGCGAAGGTGAAGGCGAAGGCAAGGGCTTTGACGGTGATGAACTCATCGGCAAGATTATGGAGGCCCTGTCTGGCATGGTCTCCGCCGGCGAGGGCGAGGGCAAGGCCGGCGAGGGCGAGGGCAAGGCCGGCTGCGGCACTCGCAAGACCGGTGAGGGCAAGGGCGCTGCCGGTCCCTCCGCAACCGGCGCTCCCAAGGCTGCCCCCCAGCGTAAGTACGCCAGCCTGTTCCTGTCCACCGGCGCGTCCCGTGATGGCGGCAACGGCGGCAACGGCTTTAAGGCTCGTCTGGCTACCATGTCTGCCCCTGAGCGCCGCAAGGCAACCTACGGTATGTTTGGCCGTGCTGTGAAGTGCATCCACGCCTCCGGCGGTGATGTGGAACGTGCCGCTTTCACCGCCGAGCGCAAGTTCGGTGACACTGAAATGGCCCGCGAGTTCAAGGCGCTGTCTGCCACCTCTCCCACTGATGGCGGCTATCTGGTTCCCGAAGTGTACGCCAACGAAATCATCGAGCTGCTGTACCCTGCTACTGTCATTTACAGCCTCGGTGCTCGTCGGCTGGGCATGGCAAACGGCAACCTGAACATCCCCAAAATCAAGACCGGCGCTCGCGCCTTGTTCACCGGTGAGAACCGCGCTATCCCCAAGAGCGCACCCAAGTTCGGCAACCTGAAGCTGTCTGCCAAGAAGCTGACCGCGCTCATCCCCATGAGCAACGACCTGCTGCGCTCCACCAACTTTGACAACGATGTCATTGTCGGTCAGGACGTGACCCGCCAGATGGCTCTGGGTGTTGACTGGGGCGCTCTGAACGGCACCGGCGGCGAGTTCCAGCCTCTGGGCATCACCAAGAACAAGGGCGTGCAGAACATCGACGTCACCGCGCTGGATGAGCTGTATGCCAGCACCGCCGGCGTCCTGACCGCCGCTTTCCCCAACTACCTCATCGCCTCCGTCCTGAAGAACAACGTCTACGCCGACGGTCTGGGCTTCGTGTTCAACACCAGCGTGGAGCAGTTCTTCAAGTCCCTGCGCGATAACGTGGGTGGCTTCATCTTCGCTCAGGAGATGAATGAGAACGGCACTCTGGCGGGCTATCCCTACCGCACCACCAACCTGCTGGAAACCACCGGCGGCAAGACTTCCATCATCTTCGGCAACTGGAACGACCTCGTGATCGGCGAGCAGGGCGCTCTCGAAATCGAGACCAGCCGCGAGGGTGCTTGGACTGACGATGCCGGCAATCTGGTCTCTGCTTTCGAGAACGACCAGACCCTCATTCGTGCCATCAACAACGTGGACGCCGGCCTGCGCCATGACGAGAGCTTCGCCGTGGCTACCAAGGTCGCTGTCCCTGTCTAATTGAAACAGGAGGTAGCCTAAGATGAAAAGAGAACTGATTCAGAACGTCAAGGTTCAGCCCTATACTTCCGGCGACGCCCTCGACAGGACCGGTTTCCTGTCCGGCGTCATCGGAGCGGTCATCGGTACTGCCGGTGCGCTGACCCTGACCGTTACCCACAGCGACGACAACACCACCTTTGAGGCTGTCACCGACAAGCTGGTGTTCCCGGAGAAGCAGACCGAGGGCGGCACCTTTACCACCGAGGAGCTGGTGGTTGGCGATGTCGTGAACATCGACATTGACCTGCTGGGCCTGAAGAACTACGTGAAGATTACCGCGTCCGGCGCTGCTGCTACCAGCACCACGCTGGCTATTGCGCTGGGCGACAAACACGTCCAGCCCGTGTAAGGAGGGCCGCGCTATGCCGAGGATTTACAAGCCTGTGGGTCCGACCAGCAACAAGGCCACCGGTCCCAGCGCAACGAAGGCCCCGGCTGCGGCTCCCGCGCCGGAGGCCAAGAAACCGGAAGTGGCTAAGAAGACGGAAACGGGCGGCGAGAAGTAATCGCCGCCCATCCGCATAGGAGGTCCGTATGCTTGCAGATAACGCATTGACAACTCTTGACCGGATGAAGCTGATGCTGGGTCTTTCAGACGTCGAAGATGAGAAAACGGATGAGATTATCATGCTGCTGATAAACAGGGCTTCATCGTGGATTGAGAGGCAAATCGGCAGGCATCTGGGCCGGCGCTCATACCACCAATGGTATGACGCTGACGGCCAGCAGGAACTCGTTTTGCTGGAATACCCCATTATCAGCATTGAGTACGTCAAACAGGACGGCAAGGAAGTTGACCCGAAAACTTATGACTACGCTCAAACAGGAGAAATCGGGGTAATCTATCGCGATGAGGGATGGCTAAAGGCCGGGTATCGAAGGGGTCTGGCCTACGACATCGTAGCGCCCAAGAGGGTCATCGAAGTGAGCTACACGGCTGGCTATGTCCTGCCGAAAGATGCTACCGCCGATGACCCTCAGACCTTACCTTCGGACCTTGAAGGGCTTTTGTGGGACATGGTTTCCCAAGCCTACACCAGCTTGCAGAACGGCTCTCAGGGCCTGTCCTCGTTCTCCATTTCCGATGTGACATGGAACTTCGACAAGTCCATACCGGAATCGTGGAAGCAGCTCATCAACCTGTACCGGAGGTATTGATATGCAGAGTATCGACACCATTCTCTCTGACTTTCAAAGGCTCAAAGCCGCCTGCGATGAGATGTCCGGCAAGAAGATTTTGGTTGGCATCGTCGGCACATCAGATTCTGAAGTGCTGAAGGTAGCCCAAATCCACGAGTACGGCACAGAGAAGATGCCGGAGCGTTCTTTCCTCCGCGCCAGTTTTGATGCAGACCAAGAAAAGCTCGGCACCATCGTTTCAGAGCAGGTGAACAAAGTGCTCGATGGAAGGACATCGGCCACCGCCGCCGCGAACGCCATTGGCGCTCAGGCAGCGCAGTTGGTTCAGAACTTTATCGACGATAACCGCGTTAAGCCGCCTTCCGACTTTTCCAAGAAGACGCAGCAAACCACGCTGTACGAGACCGGTACGCACATCCGAGATCGCATAGCCTTCAAAGTGGAGGAGTAACCCATGTTTTACAACACACCGAGACTTCCGAAGGCACTGTTGCATCCTCTCTTGGTCGTGCAGCGCACATCTGAACGCGGCCCCGGAGGTCAGTCAAGACCGGTTGAAGAAACGGTAGCGTCTTTTCAGGGCGTGGTGATGCCGCTGTCCAATCTTGACTGGAAGCAGTTGCCTGAAGGAACGTACACGCAAAATTCTCAAAAACTCTATACGGATGACCCGGTGGTTATCAAGCCGGGGCAAATTATCCGGGACACATACGACGGTCAGCAGTACACCGTCAAGCAGAAGTTGTCCCACAACTCCATCCACCCGATGCACAGATACCTTGTGGAAGGGGTGGACAAGACATGACCTTTGAACAGGCACGGAACGCTATTGTAGCGATGCTCGAAAGCCATCTTGGGTATCCGGTAAACCTCTCTGAACAGATCGCCGAGATGCCGGACTTCCCGTACTGCTATTACAGCGTTTTGGCTCCGCGCATTTCCGACCATGCGTTCGGTCTGCGAGAGGTTGTGGGCGAAGGTGATGAATGGAAGCTGGTTCGTTCTGAGCCTGTCTCAGCCACGATGTCCTTCACCTTTTGCAGTATGAACCGTGACACCGATGACGGTGGTTACATCTACGGTGAGGATGAGGCGCTGTCGTTGTGCGAGAAGGCCCACGGCTTTTTCCTGCTCAACGGGCGCAGCATTTCAACTGAGTACGGGAACATCGTCATCAGCAACGTGGGCGCTGTCACAAACCGCACCAGTTTTCGTGTGGAGGAAACCGTTCGGCGCTACGGGTTCGATGTCCGCATCTCCTATGTGAGAACAGACGAGATGCCGACCACCACCGTACTGCGTCCGGGAGCCACACCGGGAGACATCAAAACCTAAGAAGGAGGAAACGCCTTATGGCAAAAGACGTAATCGTCGTGGTGCAGCGGGACGCGCTGCCCACCGAGAAAGAGAGCCTCGACATCCTTCTCGTGTCCACTACCGGCGAATACCCGGTTGGCACCTATCGGGATGTGGCGAGCGTTGAGGCAGTCTATGGGCCTGACGGCCCCTGCCCCAATGCGAAAATCGTCCGCAAGGCGACTACCCTGTTCAATCAGGGCAAGACCACACTTGCGGAAACCCTGCTGGACAAGTTCAAGATTGTGAGCTTCGCCCCGCCCAGCGCATCCCCCGCTGTGGCTGCTGGGCTGAAAATTACCGTCGCGGCAACGCCCACCATTGCCTCCGGCAAGGACCTGTGGGTCCGTATTGGTGGGGATGACAAGGCCGTGGTTGAGCTTACCACTGACGCCGAGATCACCACCGCTCAGGCGCTGGCGGCGCTGTTTGCAGGAACTTCCTTTACGAAGGGTGGTAAGACCTATGCCGCCACCGTGGAAGGCTCCGTGGTGAGCTACGCGGCCACTGAGGGCGGCGAGGCCGATACCATCCCTGAGATGGTCGACGTGTTTGAGGACGAGCTGCTGAGCGTCCCCGTGACTGTCTCCGCAACTGCGGAGTTTGTGAACGGGACGGACGCTGTGAGCGCACCTGACAACCTCATCAATGCCATCAAGCAGTTCCAGTCCGACGTGGACAATGACTGGTACTATCTGCTGACTGACCGGGACGAGGACGAGTACGTAATGGCCCTTGCCAAGTTTGCGGAAGCCAGTGAACCGTCCGAAGCGGAGCTGGGCGCTGGTGTAGAGGACCACCGTAAGTTCTACATGGGCCAAACCAGCAACAAGCAGTTTGCCAGCGTCACGTCCCGCGCGGCGGTCATTTACACCGACCCCGAGTATCTGAGTGAGGAGCCTGATGCCTCCTACACCGGCAACGTTGGCCCGTTCTATCCGAAGTCGGTAACGTGGAAGTTCAAGCGTCCGCAGGACGGCAATGCCTCCACCAGCGAGGGCGAGAAGCTCATCTCCCTGCCCAAGCTGACAGAAGGCGAGCGCGATGCGCTGCTGGAAAACCACGTCAACTATCTGACCGAGGAGTACAAACGCCAGTACGTCAAGGATGGTACTTGCCTTGACGGTGAGTTCATCGACATCGTGCTCGGCGCTGACTGGATTGCCAAGCGGATGCGTGACCTGCTCTACGATATTCTGCTGGAAAACGCCAACATCAACTACGGTGATGACGGCTTCGGCCTTATTGCTACGGCTCCGGCGCAGGCTCTGGCTGAGGCGGCTGATGCAGACCACAACATCATTGCCCGAGACCCGGAGACCAAAGCAGGCGTGTTCACCATCAACATTCCGAAGTACGCGGACAGCACCGAGGAGCAGCGCCGCAATCGTGTGATGCCTGACATCACTTGGGAGGCTCTGCTGTCTGGTGCCGTGCATCAGGTCAAGACCAAGGGCGTCCTCCGCGTGTCGCTGTAAGGAAGGAGTGAAAAACTGTGCTTCAGACCTACGACCCCACAAAGGTAAACATCACCTTTAACAACCGGCAGCTCCGTATGTTCGGCGACAGCCTGTTCACCCTCGCCCGTGACGAAGATAACGTCACGCTGAAGAAAGGCGTGAAGGGAGACAGTACCTACATCCTGAACGCGAATAAGGCTGGCAAGCTCACCATTACGCTTCAGCAGGATTCCCCGGATGTGGCATTCCTTGAACAGTGCGCGGAGAAGAACGTGATGGCGAACCTCGCTATCACGGACGCCAATGACAGCGGCTCGATGTTCTTCGCGCAGAACGTCATGGTGTCCAAGCTGCCCGACAGGGCACGCGCAAAAGAGGCGGCTGATGTGACGGTCATCTTCCTCATCCCGGACATCAATCTCAGTAACTGACGCGCTGAAGAAACAGGAGGCAGCCCATGATTGAAAAGGTAAACCCGTCCCACCCGGACAAAATTGCGGACCGAATTGCCGGTGCCATCGTTGACATCGCGTATCAGGTCCAGCCCGACCCGAAGATCGCGGTGGAGGTTCTCATCGGGCATGGCGTGGCGCACGTCATTGTAGAAACCTCAGCCCCGCTGCTCATGCCGGAGGCAGTGAGAGCCATTCACGATGCTATCCGGCGTATTGCTGGCTTCGTGCAGATTGACCTCTGCATTGTTCCGCAGGACGCCCACCTCGCCGATAACCAGAGCGGTGGGTTCCGCTGCGGCGACAACGGCATCTTCAAGGGGATGCCGCTCACGGATGAGCAGAAGACGCTCTCCGAAATTGCCCACGAGATTTACGAGGCCCACCCGTTCGATGGCAAGTACATCCTCGATGGCGAGCGCCTCATCATCTGCCAGAGCAACGTGTCCCGGCTGTATCTCGAAAAGGTGTACCCGAAAGCGGAAATCAACCCGCTGGGCGACTGGACGGGCGGCACTGACGTAGACACCGGCGCGACCAACCGCAAGCTCGGTTCTGACATGGCTGACGCCGTTACCGGCGGCGGGCTGCACGGCAAGGACCTGTCCAAAGCGGACGTGTCCGTCAATATCTACGCATTCCTCAAAGCTCAGGAGACCGGGGAGCCGGTTGAGATGTGCTGCGCCATTGGCGATGAGGAAATCAACGGCGTGCCGTTCGCGGACATCGTTGAGAAGGCGCGGGGCTTCGTACAGTCCATCGGCGGGTTTGAAAAGCTCGCTGAGTGGGGGCTGTTTTAAGAGGAATAGGACGGAACGCAGGTGGAACATTGACTGGAACATTTGAATTTAAGTCGTGATTTAGACACGAAAGTCGAAAGTCAGGGCGCAAAGTCGAGCAATGTTCCACCCAATGTTCCACCCCAAATGTTCCATTGTTCCGTGAATGTTCCGCCCAATGTTCCACACTCAAAATCCCGAAAACCCTTGATATTCCTTGCTTTTTTAAGCCCTTATCTACTAAATGGAACATTGGAACATTCATAGCTAAATACACCTAAAAACAGAGGGATTAGAGAAATTAGAGGAAAACACACGCCCCTAATTCGCCTAATCCGCGCAAATTATACGCGCGCACGCGCGCGAAGGAGGAAACGACTTATGGCTCGTACAAAAACCGTTACTGTGGGCGGCACTGACTATCAGCTTCAGAGCGTGACCTACTCTTGGTACTCCAACCTGACGGACCTCTACATCAACCCCGCCAACGGCAGAAAGAACACTGCGAAGTACGTGGACGCTCTTATCAAGGGCTGTGTTACCGCTCCGGCTGAGGTAGCCAAAGGCGGTCTGAAATACTTCGACGAGCAGGATGACCTCGCGACACCGAGCGAACTGGTGCGCGAGATCGAGAACTTTCTTGCGGAGCGAAATAAATCCTAAAGATGCGAAAAGACGGGCGCGGAATAATGAGCGCCTGTGGCGGCTTGTCTTTTGCATGAGCGGCATCAGTTACTCGGAGCTGAAGGCGATGGACCTGTACGACTTCGCAGAAGCTGAACAGGCCCGTCTCCTTTGGCAGAATGAGTGGAACAAAAAAGACTGACGAAGGGAGGGATGAACCGTGGATGAGGCCCGCAGTCTGACATATAGCATCAACGTTGAGGCCAACACCTCTCGGGCTGAGGCGAATATCCGTAACGTGACGAGCAGCCTCGGCAGTCTGGGCGGCAGCAGAATCAACATTGACGCTGACACCTCTCAGGCTGAATCGAATATCCGAAACGTCACGAGCAGTCTTGGCGGCGTTCAGACGCAGGCACGGTCCGTAGGTTCTGCCTTTCGCAGTTCGTTTCTTGACGGCATCGACAGCGGCAACAGCTTCTCGTCCTCCCTGCGTTCGGGCGTAGGTGGGGCGTTCAACTATGTCACCGGACAGGCCAAGACTTTCGTAAGCAACGTGGCGTCCAGCGCCTCGGAAATCGGGAATAAGTTTGCCCACCCAATCTCGACCATCAAGAACGGGCTGGGCGGGGCCATTCAGAACGCCAAGAACCGGTTCATTGAAATGGCTCGCAGCGCCCAGCAAGCTGAAAATGCCACGGATGATTTGGGCGATGCCGCAGGGGAGGCTCGCCGCAATGTCTCCGAACTTGGAGACCCGGCTGACGATTCCGGCGGCAAGCTAAGTAAATTCGGTGGAATACTCAAAGGCGCGGGGGCGGCAATCGGAGCAGTAACTGCTGCCGCTGCTGCCGGTGCCGTTGCCATCGGCAAGGCCGTTGTGTCGGCCTACGCCGACTATGAGCAGCTCGTGGGCGGCGTTGATACGTTGTTCAAGGACGCATCTGGGAAGGTGCAGCAGTACGCAGCCAACGCCTTCCAGACAGCCGGTATGTCTGGTAACGAGTACATGAACCTTGTTACCAGCTTTTCCGCGAGCCTGATTAACTCCCTTGGTGGAGACACGGGTGCCGCTGCTGATGTAGCGAATCAGGCCATCACGGACATGGCTGATAACGCGAACAAGATGGGCACTGACTTGGGCACTATCCAGAACGCCTATCAGGGTTTTGCCAAGCAGAACTACGATATGCTGGACAACCTGAAGCTCGGCTATGGCGGCACGAAAACCGAAATGGAGCGGCTGCTGGCAGATGCCGGAAAGCTCGCAGGAACCACGTTCGACATCAATTCTTTCGCAGATGTGACCGAGGCCATTCACGTCATCCAGACCGAAATGGGCATCACCGGCACGACTGCGAAGGAGGCTGCTGAGACAATCAGCGGTTCGTGGGCCAGTACCAAGGCCGCCATGCAAAACCTGTTCGCCGGTCTCGGCAACGAAAACGCTGACATCGGCAAACTGGTGAACGATGTCACGAGCAACTTCAGCAACGTGGTGAAGAACGTTACCCCGATTGTTGAAAACCTCGCCTCCGCGCTCCCCGAGGCATTGGGACAGGCCATCCCCGCAATCAGCGGGCTGCTGCCTCCTATCCTCGAAGCCGTGGCAGGCATCTTCGATGAGGTGCTGAGTTCCCTTATCGGGCTGCTGCCGGAGCTGGCTCCGGTGGCGGTGGACGCCGTGCTGATGATAGCGCAGACCCTTGTGGAGAATGTTCCAGTCATCGCGGATGCGGCTATCCAGTTGGTGAACGGGCTGATTACATCGGTGGGCCAGATGCTCCCGACCCTTATCCCGGAGTTCGTGAACGCCATTGTGTCGGTGGCAGAATCGCTTATCGAGAACATCCCGCTCCTCATTGACGCGGGGATGCAGCTCCTGAGCGGGTTGGCAGAGGGCGTCATGGCCGCTGTGCCGATGCTCATTGAGCAGCTCCCGACCATCATAGACGGCATCATTACGGCTCTGTCTGAGGGCTTGCCGCTTATCTTGGAACAGGGCGCGAACATCATTATGAACCTTGTGCAAGGCATCGTTGACACGGTGCCAATGCTGCTGGAACAGTTGCCGCTCATCATTGAATCGCTCATCACGTTCTTCACGGAGAATATGCCGCTCATCTTGGAGCAGGGCATCCAAATCCTGACGAACTTGGCGATGGGCATTGTGCAGGCTATCCCGCAGCTACTGGAACAGTTGCCGGCCATCATCACGTCGATTGCCAACACGCTGGTGGAGAATATGCCGATGATTCTTGAAACCGGCATCCAACTCCTGCTTCAGCTTGCAACAGGTATCATCCAAGCTATCCCGCAGCTCGTGGCGCAGTTGCCGCAAATCATCTCGGCCATCGTGAATGGCATCGGGGCGCTTATGAGTGGCATCGTCAATATCGGCAAGAGCATTGTTCAGGGTATCTGGGACGGTATCGCGTCGATGGTCGGTTGGATTACCGATAAGGTCAAAGGGTTCTTCAGCGGCATCGTAGATGGCGTGAAGGGCTTGCTGGGCATCCACAGCCCGTCCAAGGTGTTCTCCGACCAAGTAGGTACGAATATGGCCCTCGGTGTTGGAGAGGGCTTTGAGAAGACGATGGGCGGCGTCAAAAAGGACATCGAGGGCGCAATGCCCACCGAGTTCAACCTGCCCTCTGTCAATGCGCCGAAGGTCGAGGACGTCACCTATGGCGTCAACCCTGTGGTGAACGGTTTCGACCCGGCGGCTGTGACAGGACAGGTTTCGCAGATCGTCATGGTAAGCCCAGAGCTGCTGCGGCTGCTGTCCAGCGGTGCCGGTCTTACCCAAGTGACCGGCCCCGCGCAGCCTGAGCCTGCTCCCGGGGGCGAAGGTGGCACTGGCGGTGATAGGCCACAGCCGGTGACGGTTGATGCCGGCGACCCGGATTTTCCCACGGATAGCGGCTCCCCCGTGACGCCGTTCTCCCCTCAAATCACCGTCAACGTGTACGGCGAGGTGTCGGAGGAGACCGTGGACAATATGCGCGATTCTCTGCGCGATACTGTGCGTGAGCTTTATGAGGAGTTCCGCGATGAGGAGCTGCAAGAGATGGCGCTGAAAAACCAGTATTCGTTCTGATTGGAGGTATCGAAATGGCGTATACGCTCACCGGGCGAAAGGGCGGAACGGTCCGTTTCGTGCCCTTTGAAAACGGCGTGGTCGAGAAAGAGAGCGAGAGTTACAGCAGCTCCATCACCTCTAACCCGGTAGAGGACGGGGCTGACATCAACGACCACGTGAACAACGCTGCGGGGCAGCTCACCATCTCAGGCACCATCGTGGGCGGGGACAGCGCCATCAACGCGCTGAAAGCCATGCGGGAGGCGCGGGACATCATCACGTACACCGGCGTGACCCGCATGACGAACCTTGTGTTCACCAGCCTGAAATTTGACCGCAGCTACAAGAACCGAAACGGCGCGTCCTTCTCGGCCACGCTGAAACAGGTAAAGCTGGTATCGTCCGAGTTCGTCCCTATGGACGCCGAAGTCCTGATGTCCAGTCAGGACGCCGGCAAGACGGACAACCAGCAGTTGGCGAAAACCGCCAGCACGGGAATGACTACTGCCTCCCTGCAATCGGTCAGCTCTGCCAGCGCGGAGCGTTACCGGGAGGCATATAACACGCCGAGCAGCTCGGCCCCGCTGACGCGGAGCACGGGCGGCTATGATGGTCTGGCAGTTTGATGGGAGGGGTAGAGTATGGCGCTGCAACTGATTGACCTGAACGAAGACGTTGAGTACATCGACATTGACGTGTCGAAGGTGCCGTACTCTTTCTCCATCAAGCTGACGGATAAGACGTACACGTTCACCGTCAAGTACAACGAAGTCGGAAAGTTCTTCACCGTTGACCTCCTTGACCTCAACGGTGACGTGCTGGTGTTCGGAGAGGTCATTCGATACGGCAGGGCGCTGTTCAACGTCGTGGAAGACGAGCGGTTCCCGCTGCCTGTTATCATCCCCGTCTGTATCACCGGCGAGGAGATTTCCGAGGTCACGCCGGAGAACTTCGGCAAGGAAGTCAAGCTCTACCTGTACGAGAGGAAGGTGGAGTGAGATGGCGTTTTGGATTCGGGAGGCCACGCTTGTCATCGGGAACAAGAAGTACACGCTCGGCGAGCTGGACTTCAAGTTCAGCATCCCGTTTGATGACAGCGATGAGCCGCCGGTGGCAACGGTGACGGTAACGAACCTCTCTGCGAACACCCGCGCCAACATCAAGAAAAACGACCCGGTTATCCTGAACGCTGGGTATGAGGGCGATATTGGCTGCATCCTGATTGGGAAAGTGGTCGGCTTGAAGCACAAGCAGTCCAACACAGATTGGACCTCCACGCTGACCGTCCAACCCTGCGCTGATGAAATCCTCGGCAAGCTCATCAACAAGACCTATGTGCAGAACTCCAAGGCGTCGGCCATCGTGAAAGACCTGCTGAACATCTTCGGCGTTGAGGTCTCGAAATGCGAGCTGACAACCGATGTGAGCTATCCGCGCGGGCGGGTCTGCCGGGGCAATCTGAAGCAGGTGCTGACGGAAATCGTGGTGAACGAGTGCAAGAGCCGTTTCATCATACGGACCACCGGGCAAATCTACATCACCAAGGCCGATGACGGTATCGACAACGGCTTGACGCTGACGCCAGCCAACGGTCTGCTTCGCGCTGATGAGGAAAAGGTGCAGATACCTGTGGAGACTGACCTGAACTCGCAAACTACCGGGGAGGACCGGGATGAGGACACCATCTCCCGTTCCTGCCTGCTCAACTATCATGTGGCTACCGCAGAGGTTGTCAAAATCCAGTCCGCTGACCTGAATGGTCGCTTTATTGTCGTGGAAGGCAAGCATAGCGGCGGCAGGACAAGCGACTGGGAGACCTCGATGGAGCTGAGGCCGTACTGAAGGAGGTGAGCGGATGCCGAATGTAAACCGGTACAACTACCAGCAAATCCATGACCGGCGGCTGTCGGAATCCATCTGTGTGGCGGCGGTCGTGTCCGTCAAGGCGTTCGACCCGGCCAAGATGACGGTGGACGTTCAGCCTCTGTCCAAGCACTTGCAGAACGGGAAATACGAGAGCCAGCCGCCCATCCTGAGCATCCCCGTGGCCTGCACACGCAGCGGCGGATTCATCATCCGCCCGTGGATAAAGGCCGGCGATGTGGGCGTGGTGGTCTACCTCGACCACGACATGGACAGCACTGTGAGCGGCGGCAAGGAGGCCCAGCCCCTCACTGAGCGCAATCACGCCACCACCGATGCTGTTTTCGTTGGCGGCATTGTGGCGGGCGGCTACATGGTGCAGGGCCTCCCCAGTGAAGCCCTTGTCCTCGCAACGGATGACGGCAGCGTCTACGTTGCGGTCAAAAAGAGCGGGGTGGAGATTTTGGGAGATGTCCATGTGGAAGGGCAAATCACCGCCTCGAAGGACATCGTGGCTGAGGAGCGTGTCAGCGGGGCGCACCACACCCATCCCGGCGATTCCGGTGGCATGACCGGCCAGCCGGTGTAAGGAGGTGCGGCTATGGATGACAACATGACCTTGCTGATTGACCCTGAGACCCGTGATTTGGTGCTGGATGAGCAGGGCCATTTCAAGAAGATTTTTGACCGCGATACCACCGTCCAGAACGTCCGACACGCCCTGCTGACGTGGAAGGCCGAGTTCTTCGCGGATGCCGTTCACGGCACGGACTATGAGCGGATTCTGGGTGTCAACCAGAACGATGTGGACGAGGAGGAAATCAAGGAAATCATGCGGGAGGCCATCTTTCAGGAACCGGATGTTTCCCGCATTGATTCGATGACCGTCTCCTATGACGGCAGGAGCGTTTCGGTGGCCTTCACCGCCACGCTCGTCAATAAAGAGACCATCACATTGGAGGTGACAGCATAATGGCGAAAACCACGGACTGGGGCCTGACTGACGCCGGTTTTAGACGCCCCACCTACGCAGAGCTGCTGGACGCGCTCGAATACAAGGCGCGGGAGCTGTTTGGTTCTAAGGCAAACCTCACCGTGCGCTCTCCGCTGGGTATTTTTCTGCGGATTTACGCTTGGATGCTGAACCTCGTGTTTTCCACCCTCGAAGATGTCTACAACAGCCGGTTTGTAGACACGGCGGTGGGCCACAGCCTGTACAACCTCGGACGGGCCATCGGCCTACGGCTGCTCGGGGCGCAGAAGGCCGTGGGCTACCTCACCTTCACCGGTGAGATAGGCACGGAAGTCCCGGAGGGCTACCTTGCTGAGACCATCGCAGGGCAGCAGTACATCACACTTCAGTCCGGTGTCATTCTCGATGGCAGCATCACGCTACCGGCCTCGGCGGTCATTGCCGGCCCGGATGGGAATACGGACGCCGGCACGATTACCACCATCACGAACCCGAAGAACGGCATCACGTCAGTGTCCAACGCCGCCCCGTTCGAGGGCGGACGCAACACCGAGACGGACGATGAGTTCCGCGCCCGGTACTACGTCTCAACAGACTTCGCCGGCGGCGTCAACCTCGATGCTATTATCGCCGCGATCTACGAGAATGTTGAGGCGGTCATCGCCGTGACCGGCGAGGAGAACGACACCGATGAGACCAACGCCAGCGGTCTGCCGCCCCACTCCATCGAGCTGGTGGTGTACGGCGGGCTGGATGAGGAGATTGCCAAGGCCATCCACCGAAGGAAGGGCGCAGGCATCCAGACCTACGGCAACGTGTCTGTGCCGGTGGTGGATGCCGCCGGGAACATCAAGAATATCTGTTTCAGCCGGCCTGCGCCGGTGAACGTCTGGGTGAAGGTGTTCAACCTCCAAACCGACAACACTTTCCCGTTGGACGGCATCGAGCAAATCAAGCAGCGGATTGTTGAGTTCATCGGCTCCGACACACGCGGCGGGCTGAACATCGGCCAGAACGTCATCTGCGTGGCTCTCCCCACTGAGGTTTTCAAGGTCCAAGGCGTCGTAGACTTCGACCTTCAACTCAGTCCTGACGGAGAGACGTACAGTTGGAAGAACGTCACCATCGCAGCCCGCGAGAAAGCGGTTACGAATGAGGACATGGTGGTGGTCGAATGAAGAACAAGTTCCTCACCAAGATGTTGTACGCGCTGACGAGTGCGTACAGCCGAAAAGACTACGACAACGTAAAGTTGGGCCGCCCGCTGGAAACCAACATCGGCAAGCTGTTCTCCATCCTTGCATGGGGCCTTGAAAACGTCGAGGAGCAGGCCGAACTGGTGAGACTGTGGGATGACCTTGACTATGCCTGCGGCTCTGTGCTTGACCGCTATGGCGCGAACTTCGGTGTGAAGCGTGTCAGCTCTGACGATAGATTCTATCGCCTCGCGATCCGCGTGAAAATCATGGCGCAGCTTTCCGGCGGCGACACGGACACGGTGATTCGGGCAGCGGCAATGCTGCTCGATGTAGAGCAGAGCGATGTGCTGCTGGAAGATGTCTTTCCGGCCAAAATCGCCCTGTACGTGGATACGGACCTGCTGGCCCCAGACCGGCAGGAGCTGATTGAGCCTATCGCCTACGCCATCAAGCGGATTCTCGTGGCAGGTGTTGGGATGCGGCTCTACCTCCGCACCTACCGAACCTACCGCTACGACCTGATTTTGCTGCGCTGCGGGTTTGTGGACACCGATGTGTCTGCTGTGCCTGTGAGCCAAGACAGGGAAAGCACAGAAGTGCTGGGCGTCCACTACGGCGGGTTTGCGGGGGCAAAATTCGAGCCTCCTCCGTTCAGTGCTGATAGAACCGCCCAGATGCCCGTCCAGCTCTCGCGTGGAGCCGTTCAGACGCCTACTGTGACATCTACCCCACCCTCAGTCAAAAGGGCGCACAGAGGCCGTCAGGACGGTGCAGGAGGGGCTGTCTATCACACGCACATCAAATCCAAAAGAATTGACTAAGAAGGAGGAGCGATTATGTCCAAGTTTGAAGACGGGAGCTACGGTTCCCTCACCGGCGTAAGTCTGATTGGCAAAGTCCTCGCGGGTAGATGCTCGATGAAGTACACGAGGGCGGCGGCGGGCAGCGGCCAGATTCCCGAAGGCATGACGCCCAAGACCATGACCGGCCCGGCAGGGTACGTCATGGACGCGATGATCGCCGCTGTCACAAACCCTGTGGACGGTGAGTGCCAAGTCACCGTGCAAATCAAGAGCGACAATGTGGAGACGGGCTTCTACCTGACGAACATCGTGCTGTTCGCCGAAGACCCCGATGAGGGCGAGGTCCCGTTCACCTACCTGTCTCTTGAAAATGAGCCGGAGTGGATTCGGCCTGCGAGTTCCATCGTGGGCAAACTTGCTACATTTGACCTCATCGCGGCTGTGGGTGACGTTGACGCCGTGACCGCCGTTATCGACCCGGAGGCCATCGCAACCGTTGCCCACGTGCAGGAGATGATTGCGGAGCACAACGCAGACCCCAACGCCCACGGCGGCAATTTGGGTGGCGGTGATGTCGGCAAGGTCGAAATCACGATTCCCGCCACTGGCTGGGCCAGCAGCGCGGGTTTGGCAGATGCAGAAGACATTGCGGAAGGAGAGCTTTATCAGGACGTTCCTGTTGAGGGCGCTATTGAGGGCTTGGTTCCGCAGGTCATGTTGCATAAAGTCGCCCAGAACATCGCAAAGGCGGCCGGCATGAGCGCATCTTCCCGTGTGCTTGACGGCGCTGTGCGATTCTGGACACAGCAAGTGCCGGCGAAGGATATGGCGGCGACCCTCGTGTTGCTGTCTGCCGAGGGCGGCATCAGCGGAGGAGGTGGTAGCTATGTGCTGCCAGTAGCAACCAAAGACCGTCTCGGCGGCGTGAAGCTCGGCGAGGGCTTCTCCACCACCCCGGATGGCACACTCTCGTATGAAGGCTCCGGCCTGCCTGACGAGGCGGTTGTGTCGCCCGGTGATACGGAGGAGATGCTGGACGAGGTTTTCCCGTCCGAGGAGGAACCCCAGACCTAAACAGAATAGGAGGAAAACCGAAATATGGCTTATGACGAGACCAAAGTTGTAAACGTAAAAGCCCTGAAGGACACGGCCACCCGCATCAAGACGGAGTATCTGGCCGCGATCTCTAAGGCGGGCCATGCACGTTTCCAGAAGGTAGAGGCTGTGCCTGACGCTGGCTCTGCGGAGGAGAACGTGCTGTATCTCGTGAAAAACGAGGAGACCGGCCACTTTGACGTGTACGCCCTGATTGATGGCGCAGTCGAGCTGCTCGATGACACCACCGTCAGTCTGGAAGGCTACGTTACCGATGACGCGCTGGCTGAGGCGCTCAACGGCGTGGGCGGCGGTGCGGTGTACACTGGCACCAAGACCGACCTCGAAGCCGCTGACGATACGGTCATCGAGGCGTATTTCACGGAGCATAGTGACGTCACCCCGAAGGCCGGCGATATGTTCGTGGTTGTCACCACGGTGGACAGCATTACCTACGAGGTGACTGCCTACCGCTACGATGGCACGAACTGGGTGAGCATCACCGGCAACGTGGATGCCGACAAGGTCATCATGACCGAGGACATCACGATGGCCGGCAACTACACCCAGTTTGGCAATCTGACGAAGAACGCGGACGGCACTGCCACCCTCAGCTCCAAGGGCAAGAGTGTGCTGGCGGTGTTCACCGAAATCTTGTCCAAGCGGCTTCAGCCCACCATCACCGCGCAGCCCAGCATCAGCGGGTTCAACCTGAGCGGGGCGAAGGCGGTGGAGGCCGGCACCAAGCTGGCATCCGCTGCGTACACTGCGGGCACTCTCAATAAGGGCAGCTACCAGTACGGCCCTGACACCGGCGTTACCGCCTCCAACTGGGTCGTGCAGCGCATCGCGGACGGAGCCACCGAGCAGATCGTCAGCGAGGACGCTGCCAGCCTGACAGCCGGCACCGATGATAACGGCGGCGCTGGTTTCACCATCGGCGATGAGGGCGGTGAGGGCGTTGTGGCCTCCCTGCGCTACAAGGCCATTGTGACCCACGGCGCAGGCGTGACTGCCAACGACAACCTCGGCAGCCCCTCTGAGCCTGCCGTGAGTATTGCTGCCGGCACCAAGGAGAAGACCACCAGCGCGTTCACCGCGTTCCGCAACTACTTCTACGGCGCGAGCGCCGAGAAGCCTGCTCTTGACAGCGCGTTCATTCGCGGCCTGACTAAGAGCAACAAGGCGTATGCCGCCGGCACTCTGACCCTGAACGTGCCCGCCGGTACGCAGCGGGTGGTTATCGCCTGCATCGCTGATAAGGCCGGCGTCACCAAGGTCATCAATGAGACCGCGATGAACGCCGATGTCACGTCCACCTTCGTGAAGTCCACGGTCAACGTGGAGGGCGCGGAGGGCTACACCGCTGTTCCGTACAACGTGTGGGTGTTTGAGCCTGCTGTGCCGTATGAGAACGCCGCGACCCTGAAGGTCACGCTGGGCTGAGAGGAGGGAATGAAGTATGGCTATCAATGGTTCTGAGAAGAATTTCGCCTTTATGGAGTTCCCGCTGAGTATGAGCCGGCAGGACGCTTTTCCGCTGGACAAGAACTCGGTGTTCTACTCCATGTCTGACGCGCAGACCTACGCGCAGACCAACCCGACTGCTTACGTCGGTCAGGTCATCGCTGTGGTGGAGGAAGGCGTCTCCACTGTCTACCAGATTAAGAACGCCGCCGGTGAGCTGGAAGCTCTCGGCACTGGCGATCTCGAAGGCGATGTGGACGCCATCGTGGATGACCGCATCGCCTCTGACGATGAGGTCGCCGAGATGATTACCGAAGTCTTTGGCTCCGAAGACACCGGAGCCTGAGATGATACCAAACTTTTTAGGAGGAATTTATTATGGCATACGATGTCAACAAGCTCACTAAGCTCGGCCACCTGAAGACCCTTGCTACGAACCTGAAGGCGGCCATTCCCACCAAGGTCAGCCAGCTCACCAACGACAGCAACTTCCAGACCAACGAACAGGTCGCTGCTGCGATTCAGGCTGCCATCGCTGAGAGCGGCCACGCTATTTTCCAGCGGGTTGACGCTGTTCCCGAGGCTGCTACCGCACAGACCAACATCCTGTACCTTGTGCTGAACGAGGAGACCCAGCACTATGACATCTACGCCAAGGTTGGCGAGGAGATGGAGCTGCTGGACGATACCACCGTTGACCTGTCCAACTACGTTGAGAAGGAGAACGGCAAGGGCCTGTCCACCAACGACTACACCACCGAGGAGAAGGAAAAGCTGGCCGGTATCGCAGAGGGCGCGAACAACTACACCCACCCCACTCACACCGCTGCTGCCAGCGGCTTCTACAAGGTGACTGTGGATAATCTGGGCCACGTGACCGCAGTTGAGGCTGTCACCAAGGAGGACATCACCGGTCTGGGTATTCCCGGCGAGAACACCACCTATGAGAAGGCCACCGCCGAGGCCGACGGCCTGATGTCCAAGGAGCACTTCGCCAAGGTCGAGGGCATCGCTGCCGGGGCCACTAAGGTCGAGGCCAGCACCACTCCCGGCAACATCAAGGTGAACGGCGCTGAGACCCCTGTGGTGACTATCGCAACCGATGCTGAGGTCACTGAGATGCTGGCCGAGGTTTTCCCCACCGCCTAAGAATAGAGACCTGACGAACGGGCCGATGGGTGGGTTGTGGAGGGCTGGCCCGTCCTCAGAACATTTTAGGAGGTGATTCACATTGGCAGTTGTAACCCTCGACCATCTAAAGGAACTGGCGCTCAAAGCGAGGTCCGAAATTGCTGAAGTGGCAAGTGCTGTCGCGGATGCTTTGGAGGAGATGGACGCACAGAAACCAGATAAGTCGCAGGAGGTATCGGCCACGATTCCCGCAACCGGATGGTCTACCGATACCAACGCTTACCCGCATTACTACGACCTCACGGCTGCCGGCGTGACAGCACTCGATGAGGTGCGGGTCAATCCTGATCCGGCATCCGCGCACGATATGACGGCCTGCGGTTTCTGTCCGACCTGTGAGACGCTGAACGGGAAAATCCGGTTTCGCGCTCAGGCGGCTCCGGCGGCTGCCATTTCGGTGAGGGATCGGATTCAGCAAGGAAAGGAGTAAGCCTATGGGCTATGGAAGTGTAAACGTACCCGGCGTCACCGGCCCCGAGCTTGAAGCGGTTCGCGCTCTTGCCAACAGCGCGTTGGACAAGGCGAACGAGGCGCTCGAAGGCGGTGGCTCC